CCGCTGCGAATCATCGACTACGTCGGTGGCCCTCGTGGCGACGAAACCGGCACCTCGTTCCCGCTGTTGGTCGTGAAACTTAACTACACGCAGCTGACCGCTGCGATTGGCGTGTAAGGAGGGCTGACAGATGGCTATTTCACGCGCACAGGCCCTTAAAGAACTGCTTCCGGGCCTCAACGCCCTGTTCGGTCTTGAGTACGCCAAGTACGAAAACGAGCATGCCGAGATTTATGAGACTGAAAGCTCCGAACGTTCGTTCGAAGAGGAAGTCAAACTGTCCGGTTTTGGCGCAGCACCGGTGAAACCGGAAGGCTCTGCCATCTCGTATGACAACGCACAGGAATCGTTCACCGCTCGTTACAATCACGAGACGGTGGCCATGGGCTTCTCGATCACCGAGGAAGCCATGGAAGACAACCTGTACGACTCGCTCTCGGCTCGTTACACCAAAGCGCTGGCTCGCGCTATGGCGTACACCAAGCAGGTCAAGGCAGCTTCGCTGCTGAACACCGGTTTCACCACGTTCCAATCGGGCGACGGTGTGACCCTGTTCAACACGGCGCACCCGACCGTTGCTGGCGGCACCAACTCCAACCGTCCTTCGGTTGACGCCGACCTCAACGAAACCTCGCTGGAACAGGCTGTGATCGACATCGCAGCTTACAAAGACGAACGCGGTCTGCTGATCGCCGCTCGCCCGCGCAAGCTGATCGTTCCGCCGTCGCTGATGTTCGTTGCTACTCGTCTGCTGGAAACTGAGCTCCGCGTCGGCACCGCCGATAACGATCTCAACGCCCTCAGGTCGAACGGCTCGATCCCGGGCGGCTACGCAGTGAACCACTACCTGACGGACAATGACGCGTGGTACCTCACCACCGACATCCCGAACGGTTTGAAGCACTTCGTCCGCGTCGCGATGTCCACGTCAATGGACGGGGATTTTGACACAGGCAACGTTCGCTATAAGGCTCGCGAACGCTACAGTTTCGGCGTTTCCGATCCTCTGGCCATGTACGCTTCGCCCGGCGCTTGACGCTTAAACCCTTGAAAACACTGGAAAACCCCGCTTCGGCGGGGTTTTTCTTTACTATATACGATACAAAGCTTGACTTGTAACCCCGCGCCTTGTATTTATTGTTTACAAGCACAGGAGATCGCAATGCCCGTCGTTTATCAGATTACGAACATGCTGACTGGGGACTTCTATATCGGGAGTTCGCAGTCGTTCGCTCGAAGGGAGTGGCAGCACCGCTATGCCCTTAAACGAAACGAACACAAAAACCCCCACATGCAGGCGTCGTGGAACAAGTATGGCGAGGAAGCCTTTGTGTTCGAGGTTCTTGAGGAGTTACCGGAAGGCGCTGATGCTCTCGGCGCGGAGAACAAATACCTTCATGACCACGTGGGGCAGCACAACTGTTTCAACGTGAATAAGGACGCCTTTGCTCCGAGGCTTGGGCAAACAATGACCGCCGAATCCCGCGAAAAACTCAGCGATAGCCGCAAAGGAAAAGCCGCGGGCGAAAACCACTACCGCTACGGGCAAGCTGTCTCAGATGAAGTTCGCGCGAAGATAAGTGAGACCCAGAAGGGCCGAGAGAGCCCCATGAAGGGTAAGGCGTTGTCCGAGCTAGGGCGCGCAAACATCGCTGCCGCAGTCAAGCGGGGAGTAGAATCTCACTTCTACGGGAAGCGCCCAACCAATGCCGACGAGCTCCAGAAGGCCATTGTTGTACAATACTCTGACGGGCGGCAGGAGACCCACCCTAGCTTAACCTTCATCAGAGACACGTTCGGGGTTTCCATAGCCACTATCATCCGCGCGTGCAAAAGCGGAGAGCGCGTCGAAAGAGGGGCCTTTGCAGGGTGCCTGCTTTGGTATTCGGGTGAGGCTGCGCCGAAAGTAGCGACGGAGGAGGTTCCCGAGGGATACGCTGATCTACCGCGCACTAGAACCGAGGCCAAGCGTATTGGGGCCAAGAAATACTTCACGGGTGAGCCGTGCACGCACGGGCATGTCGCCCCGCGCTACACTAAAGGACAGTGCGTGGTCTGCGCTGCAGAGGAGCAACGGGCAAGGGCCTCGACTAAGCATCGAACCTAGTGTATCCTTCGCACAGGGTATCATCAGCCACGCAGACAGGACGCCCGACCTGACGATGCACAGACTGCGCGGCGAATCCTTGTGCAAGGGGTACTATCATGGCCAATACCACGTTCAGCGGTCCCGTCCGTTCGCAAAACGGCTTCCAGACCATCTCCGTTAGCCCCACCACCGGGGTCGAAACCCTCACCGGCTCGTTCGGCTTCGGCATCGCAAACCCCGCAGGTGTCGGCATCACCGCTGGTACGGGTACGGTCTACGAGACCTCCGTTGCTCGCAACAACGGCATTGTCACCACCTCGATCATGCTTGACCTGACCGGCCTGCAGTCTGGCGGTACGGCTGGCGACATCATTGGTACTAACGGTGCGGGCGTGGCTTACATTGCTCGTGTCACGACTGCCGACAACGGCACCGTGTTCGGTGTCCGCATGACATGCTATGAACTCCCGGCTGGTGGCGACACCGACATCGACCTGTACTCGGCCACCGAAGGCACGGGCGTTGAGGACGTCGCGATCTCGACTTTGACCGAAACCCAGATCATCAACTCCGGCACTTTGGCTTTGGGGTCGGCTGTCTTTGGCACCGACATCGCCGCCAACCAGTACCTCTATCTCGTTGGTCAGGGCACCTCGAACGCGGCCTACACCGCAGGTCGTCTGCTGATCGAAATCTTCGGCTACGACGCCTAATAGGAGCACAGCACCATGGGCGCGACAGATGTACGCAGTGGCCACCTGCACAGCAGTGGCTTCATCTACAAGAACAGGGCTCGCGTTAAGGCGATTGATGTCGTCGGCGGAAACGACGGCGGCATACTTGAAGTCTGGGACACCGACGTCGCGCCCGTGGCTGCCACCTATGGGCGCAGCGGTGATACCGTGACCGTGACCAAGAGCGCGCACGGCCTAAAAACCGGTGACGTCATTGGCATTTCGTATGAAGAGGCCAGCGGCGTAATCGCAACCCCGGGCAACTATGCTATCACTGTCACCGGCACGGACACCTTCACCCTCACAGACATCAACAGTGGGACCATCGCCACGAGCACTGTCTGCCGGTACGTCCGTAGCACCAAGAACGGGAACAACGCAGGGTGGCTTGCCACGTACCATACTTCTGCGTCAGATATCTTCTTCAACGGATTTTCTGTTCCCGGGGACGGCATGCTGGCGATGATCGGCGTGTACGTCTACGCCGATGGTCTGAACTCCATCAACATCTACTACGGATGATGTGATGGCCAAGTCACCAGCATGGACCCGCAAAGAAGGTAAGAACCCGAAAGGCGGGCTAAATGCCAAGGGCCGAGCCAGCTACAACAAGGCCAACCCCGGGAAACCGGGGTTGAAAGCCCCACAGCCCGAGGGCGGCTCGCGCCGGGACAGCTTCTGTGCCCGGATGAAGGGCATGAAGAAGAAGCTCACGTCGGCCAAGACGGCCAATGACCCCAACAGCAGGATCAATAAGAGCCTGCGCGCATGGAAATGTTAGGAGGACCCCATGAAGGGAAAGACCGGACGCACTGCGACCACCGTCAACAAGGCTCCATCAAAGCCTAAGAAGACGTACACGACCTCCGCCGGGGCGCAGCAGTACGTGCGTGGGAACACCTACGACGAGCGCAGCAATAACGTGCATAAGGCTGAAATATCGGCGCTCTACCAGCCGAAGTTCAACAAGGCCCTGTCTGAGTCCCTGAGCGCAGCGCAGAACGCGCAGCAGTCTCGCGAGATCAAGGCCATCGTCGGGCCCAAGAAGGCCAAGACCAACAGCAGCGTGAAGATGTATGACCGCATGGAGCGCGAAGACATGGCCCGCGCCAAGAAGAAGTGAGCGCACCATGCCGCTGAACGCCAAGGGCAAGAAGATCAAGGCCGCGATGGCCAAACAGTATGGCAAGGAGGCCGGTGCTCGCGTCTTCTATGCCGCTGAAAACAAGGGCACCATCAAGGGTGTGAAAAAGGAGAAGAAGAAATGATGGGACGTATGGATATGGGCAAGCAGATCGCGACCGCTCCGGCATCTCGCGCCGCTGGCATGCCCGGTGCAGAGCGCCGCATGGCAATGCAGGCCATGGCCAAGCCTGTTGTCCGCATGGGCAAGGGTGGCAAGGTTGGCCGCGGTGATGGCTGCTGCATGAAGGGCAAGACCAAGGGGAAGATGTACTGATGGCTAAGAAGACCACTCCAAAGGCCGAGACTCAGATCAACGGTGTCGCCGTTGAGATTGCAGCTGAGTTCTCCCCATGCGCCCAATGCAGCTATCCTGCTGACTGCGCCCGCGCAGCTAAGTGCTCAAAGGGGTTCAAGTAACCATGGGCCGCACCAACGAGAAACTGTGGGAGCAGTCCAAGGCGCAAGCCAAGGCCAAGATGGGTGGCAAGCACTCGGCTCGCGCAATGCAGCTCGCTGGCAAGATTTACAAAGAGAAGGGTGGCGGTTACACCGGAGAGAAGACCGCCGCCCAGAAGTCCCTCAGCAAGTGGGGGAAGGAAGATTGGGGCACAAAGAGCGGCAAGCCGTCCGGAGAGACGGGTGAGAGGTATCTGCCCAAAAAGGCCCGTGACGCGCTGAGCCCTGCAGAGTATGCTGCGACAACCCGAGCCAAGCGCGAGGGCACCGCCAAGGGCAAACAGTTCGTGGCTCAGCCGAAACGTATCGCGAAGAAGACCGCGAAATTCAGGGACTAAACCATGGCCGTCATCGTACCCGATCTGCCGGAACTCTTCGAAGAGGCCTTTGAGCGGGCCGGTCTCGAGATGCGCTCGGGCTATGACCTCAAGACTGCACGGCGCAGCTTGAACCTGATGACGCTCGAGTGGGCCAACCGGGGCCTTAACCTCTTTACCATTGAGTCTGGCACTCAGGTCCTGACAGCGGGGACCGCGACTTACACACTGCCGACCGGGACAATCGACATCATCGAGCACCAGATGCGTACAGGAACCGGTACGGCTCAGACGGACACCGCGCTTGAACGCATCTCTGTGTCCACCTACGCCCAGCAGACCAACAAGCAGATCACGGGTCGCCCGACCCAAGTGTTCGTGCAGCGCCTGCCGACGAGCACGACGGTGACGTTCTGGCCGACGCCGGATAACTCACAGAGCTACACGCTGTTCTACTATCGCCTCAAGGGTATTGACGGCCTTGCTTCGGGCATCGGCGGAGACACCACCAACATCCCTCCGCGCTTCGTGCCAGCTCTCGTCGCGGGATTGGCGTACTACATCGCCATGAAGAAGCCCGAGGCAATCGCCCGAGTTGTCCCCTTGAAGCAGGTCTACGACGAGCAGTTCGAGCTGGCAGCCGGTGAGGACCGTGACCGCTCGTCGGTCAGCTTTGTGCCGTTCAACACGATGATGATCGGGGGTGTCTGATGCCCGCATACGCAAGGGGAAGCAAAGCCCTCGGCATCTGTGACCGCAGTGGGCGTACCTATAAGCTCTCTGATCTCGTCTATGAGTACCAGAACGGCGTCAAGACAGGCTTCCGAGTGGGCCGCGACATCGTTGACCCTGACCAACCACAGAACTTTCTGGGTCGGGTGAAGATCAACGACCCGCAGGCCCTCATGAACCCGCGCCCAGACTACGCCCCGGGCAACGGATTGTTCGGCTGGAATCCCGTTTGGAACCCTGCGGAGTATATGGTAGGGTCTGTTGGAACCGTGACCGTGGTCACAACTGATGGAGAATGAGATGGGAAAATCACCCAAGCCCAGCCCAAAGCCCAAGGGCCTTACTGTTACCGCCTCTGGGGGCACCAATCCGGGCGCTAACTTGAAGCCGTTGAGCAAGCCAGCCCCGATGGGTGGTGCCGCGAGCGGGGTCTCGAGAGGGGTTTCGGGTACCGGCGCTGGAGGTGGCGGTAAGATGCCTCGCCCGAAGCCTCGTCCCGATAGCAAGATGGCCCCCAAGAGCAGCATTCGCCCTCGCACCCGCAGCGACAAGGAAGCCGAAGACGAGGCTGATGCCGCAGCTGACCGCGCCATGAAGCACTCGCAGCCGCCGAAGCTGGTGTACAAGGCCGCTGGTGGAGCAGTCAAAAAGATGGCCATGGGCGGAAAGCTCAAGATGGTCGAGAAGGACGGCAAGAAGGTCCCGTCGTTTGCTGCTGATGGCGTTGGCAAGATGGCTATGGGCGGCATGTGCCGTGGCATGGGCGCTGCCAAAAAGGGCGGCAGCTACAGCAAGGGCGGCTGATAGATGAACTACTCGGAGCTCACTCAGGCGCTGCAGGACTACTTGGAGACCTCGGAAACGAGCTTTGTCTCCAATATCCCCAACTTTGTCCGGCAGGCAGAGGAGCGCATCTATCGCTCGGTCCAGATTCCTGAGCTCCGCAAGAACGCCACCGCATCCACGACGTCGGGCAACCAGTACCTTGCCCGACCATCGGACTTCCTGTCGGTGTTCTCCTTGGCTGTCGTCGATGGCTCTGGGAACTACAGCTACCTCTACGACAAGGATGTCAACTTCATCCGAGAGGCATACCCGTCGCCCTCGACGTCTGGCCTGCCGAAGTACTACGCGCAGTTTGATGGAGATCAGTCTGGGACAGAGGGAAACTTCATCCTCGGCCCGACGCCAAATGCGACCTACACCGTGGAGCTTCACTACTACTACGACCCGCCGTCCATCGTTGACACGGGCACATCATGGCTTGGCACTAACGCAGAGGCAGCCCTGCTCTACGGCTCCCTTGTTGAGGCCTACACCTACCTCAAGGGCGACGCCGACATGCAGCAGCTCTACATGGAGCGTTATGCGGAGGCTATGGGGCAACTGTTTGGGATTGATGTCCGGTCGAAGCGTGATGACTACAGGGACGGCACCAAGTCTGGGGTGGCGCAGTAATGTTTGTCGGAACCGCAGCCCCCGGCGCTGTCAGTGTAATGACGTCGTCAAATGGAGGCCACAGCCCGGAGCAGGTTGCTGAGCTGTGCGTAGACAGGCTCATCAGCGTATCGGACGGAGCTCCACCGGAGATAGCCATGCAGGCCAGAGCGTTCCGGGAGCAAATGCTGGCAGTTGTTCTGCATTATGTTAAGATGGCCGCAAGAGAGGACCGAGAGTCGGTCATAGCGAAACTCGAGCGGGTCGGCGCGGCTGACGTGGCTCAGCAGATCAGGAGACTGTGAGATGGCCTTTACCGGGAACTACATG